CCCCTACCCTAATAACGTAACGACAAGGAGTAAAAGCTAATGCCAAAAGTAGGCGAAAATTTACCACAAGAACAAAGATCAAAAGGTCTGAAAAGATTAACCCAGAAACAACAGGATTTTCTGGATAACTTTATGCACAAGGATATGACACAAACAAACGCAGCTCGACAAGCTGGATACAGTAATCCCTCAGTAGATGCAGTTAGGTTGCTTCGTAACGAAGTCGTGCAGGAACGATTTCAGGAGATGCAGGATGAGAATCGAAGTCGGTTTGGGGTAACGATAGATAAGTCTGTTCGGGATCTTCTGAAGATCCGTAACGAGGCTTGGGAGTCAGGAAAGTTTGGTGAGGCTATTCGGGCTGAAGAACTCCGTTTAAAGGCTACTGGATTGCTTGTAAACAAGGCTCATGTACTACATGAGAAAGTAGATAGCATGACGAAGGAAGAAATACTGGCTGAACTCCAGAATCTGCAACGAAAAGCACAGGATCGGATGAAAAAAGCTAACATCACCCACATACACCCAAAGAAGATAGGCAAAAGTAGCTAAATATGGGTATATATGGGTCTGCACTTGCTGTGGTCTGGCACGGGATCTCCGAACAATTTCTATGGCGCGCAGGTAATCGGGCTGTAATCGGGCTGTAATACGAGCAATTGTTCGGAGTTGCGCTGCTAATCGGGCTGGTTATCGGGGGTTGATCGGGCTACTATCGGGCTTCTGTTTGGCTTCCAGCCTAGGTTTGAGCTGGTAAACCCTTCGAGTCAGGAGGTGAATCGGGCTGCGCGAATCCCCGTCCAGACCTGAATACGCACAATTGTTCGCGTTCACCACGCACAGTCTGGCGCGCCGTCCAACCCTGACTCCGAACAATTGTCCGCGCTGTGCTGCTGTTGACAGCAGCGAGTTTCTGTAAAAAAAAATTAATAAAAGTTAATATTAACAGTTGACAGGTAGAAATCATTACTATATTATATATACATATTCAGCCAAAGGAGATTAAAAATGGATATTAAAAAAGTAGAAGCAGTTGCTGAGTTCATGGATCTTAACGAAATCGGCAAAGCAAACATCACACATCAAGATGATCATTATTACACTTATGGAAATGAAGAGTATATGGTTTTGACTGATGAAGAAGCAGACGATAAGGTAAAAGAATACATCAAGGAAACAGTTTGGGCATTCAATCCAACCTTCTTGTCTGACCATTCAGGTATTGATGAAGAAGTTTTTATAAAGTTGCAGGAAAGTTGTGAGACTGCAAATGATGCAATTTTTAAGTTGATTAAAAACTTTGATAATCTTGTTAAAGATGCCATCTATGTAGATGGAAGAGGTCATTTCCTAGCTGGTTATGATGGCAACGAGAACGAACAAGGGGACTTTTACCTTTATCGTACAAACTAGATCGGGCAGGTTGCCCAGTAACAATCGGGATCGGGGAAACCTGCTCCCGATTTTTTTTGTGCTGGTGACGGCTGGACTTCTTTTGGTTATGGTTAAATACGAACAATTGTTCGAACTCACCAGTTTATAATTTTTTTGGGCTGGACAAAAAAAAATAAAAAAAAATAAATTATTTTGTTGACAGGTGTAGTAATGATTGCTATATTAGAATCATAACAAACAACAGGAAAGGAAATGTTATGAAAGTTAGAGTTTACAAAAATCTTACCAAAGACACTTGGAGCATCCAAGACTATAAGACAAGAAAAGTTATTGGATATTCAGAGAATATCAGATTGGAGAATGCACAATTTGTTGTCTCTGAAAAGACAAGACAGAGAGTTATCAAAGAAGGCAAGAAATATGTACACGCTTTCGTTGTTGGAGAACTTGTCGACACTTGGAAGCTAACAGAGTCATATGAAACTGTAAGATACAATCCACATATGTTTGGTTCTTTTTTCACAGAACCTTTCTTTGATCTTGCTGGAAAGAAATATGGAAAGTACCAACCAGTTTCCAAAGATTGGAGAGGAATAGTTCATCTCTTCAGAGATAAGGACAGTCAAAAGTTAATAGTTAGAAAGGAGGTGGCTTAAAGCCACTTCATCGGGATCGGGCTTTGATCGGGGTCAGCTTCGGCTGGCTTCGATTTTTTTTGCCTACTTCTTGGTTAGGTTATATGGGTAATGTTGCCTCCAGCAGACTCCTCACAATTGTTCGGACTCATACAGGAGGCAAAAAAAAAGAGCCGAGATGGAAAGGATTCTCGACTCTTTTTTCATGCTCTCACATTAACTGGGGGAGTTGCTATTTTTGGTCTGTGAACCCCCTACCCCGAACTTTCGACCTTTTGTGTTGTGATGGGATACTGTAAACCATTACTGTCTTGCCATCACTTTTATATATATAGCAATGATTACAATTAATGTCAACACCTAAATTAAAAAAAAAATAAAAAAAATTAAAAAAAAAGTTGTTGACTTATATTATGTAATGATTACTATATAGTTATGTTAATCAGCCAAAGGAGATAAAATATGATTGATGATCAAGTTATAAAGATAATAAAAGAGTCTAAAACCTTTGATAAAGCCATTTATAATGTAAATAAATGGATAGATAAAGAGTTTGAAGGTTTTGAGTGGGAAAAACCTAATCAAGAAGTTACTAATAAATTTGTAAAGAGAGAATGGGAGGCAATAAATGGTTAATTATGAAGATAAAATTATGAAAGAGATTGGAACATATGTTCTTTCATTGACTCAAGTAGATGCTGGTTGGGAAGAGATTAAACAAAAAACTGGCATCACTCATCATTTTGCCGAACACATAATTAATAAATATTATGAAATAAAAAAAGGAGACGATAATGGATAGTTGGGAAATAGCATTGGCAGTAGTTCAAACTATTATTTTCTGGGCAGTGCTTTGTGCAGTTGTAATAATCGTACCATTTTAAGAAGGGAGGAGCTGAAGCTGGGTGAAAGCCCAGCTTCTTTTTTATCCTGTAACCGAACAATTGTTCGTATTCAACAAGGAGGCAAAGTTGATTAAAGAAACAGAAGGCAGATTCACCTGTACAGATTGTGGTCATGTTTATAGCTCGATGCTTGGAGATGACGAGATACCAAATGAATGTAACCAATGTTATGTTTATAATAAAAAATGTTTTGACTGTGGAGATATGACTTGTGCAGAGAGAGCATTTTTTTACAAGGATAAGGTTTACTGTGAGGAATGCCCACCTGATGGGTATGGTGAATAAAAAAATAAAAAAAGGTGTTGACTTCCTGTGTAGTAATGATTACTATATAAATATATTAAACAGCCAAAGGAGATAAACATGGCAAATTATTGTTTCACAGATGTCCCTGAAGAGGGCAACAAGTTTAGGGTAGCAAAGATCATAGAGAATGAGTCAGGTTACTATCCGTTGGGTAAAGCCAATCCCAATGATCCACATGAGATCGACAAGTATGTTGGTGACGAGAATCACGTCAGAGCAGTTGTCGATACGATGAATAAACACCTTGGTGTGGACAAGGATAGAGAATGGGATATTAAGTTCTCTACCATGCACGTCATAAAAAGGAGGAACGATGATGTCTAATAACATGAATAGACTGGTAACAATATGGAACGACTGGACTAAAGCGAACAATTTACCCAGCATGAGTGCCAACGAGTTACTTTGGCAAGAAGGGTTAGATGAAAGCCAAAAGAAATTCATCAATGCCTTTATAGAAATTTGGGAATCAATGGCAGTATACACATCATCTTGGGATCAATAGGTTTCTCCAAAAACAGGCTGGGTTCTCCCAGCCTTTTTTACTGGCTGTTTCCGAACAATTGTTCGTACTCCTGAAGCCCGATTCAGGCTGTAAAAAAAATAAAAAAAAATTAAAAAAGATGTTGACTAATGTAGTAATCAATACTATATATATATTAAATCAATTTCAGCCAAAGGAGATATTAATGCAGAAAAAGATTTATTTTGCTTACGGAGCAAACACAAACAAGCAAGCTATGGCACGAAGATGTCCCAAAGCTAAACCAATTGGTGCAGGTCACATTGTTAACTACAAATTAAAGTTCAACAATGTAGCAGACATCGTGCCAGTTACAGATCATATCCATGACGTACCTTGTGTAATATGGGAGATCACACCTGATTGTGAGAAGGCACTTGATCGTTTCGAGGGATTCCCATCATTGTATAGGAAGATTGATGTAGAAGGTTATATTGGATGTCAGTATAGCACAGACTACAAAGGTTTTGCTTACAAGATGAATTACTCAGGGTTTCATACACCGAGTCCATATTACGTCAAAGGGATTCGTGATGGATTGAAAGGCTTTTGGGACGAGTTCTACCATGATGATATTGATGCACACATAGATCAAGCCATCATCAAAAGCTTTCGTCAGAGTGAGAGATTCACTGTCCAACCAAGAATGGTCGGAGGTAAGCAGTGGAGATAGTTGTCTCCTAGGCAAAAGCCCAGCTTCTTCGGAGGCTGGGTTTTTTCTGGTGTCGGGTCGAACAATTGTTCGGATTGGTATCGGATCGGGCATGACGCTGGACTGAAATCTTTGGTTTGAGTCACCTTCGTTATAAATATAGGGTGGGTGAAAAAAAAATTTTTTTTCAAAAATTAAAAAAAAATCTAATAAAATCAATAACTTAATCGCAGCTATAAAAAAAACTTACATTTGTTCGTATTTAAACCTTGTAATGATTGCATATAAGGTATATATAATAAAGTATGCAAAGTTAATATTATGGAAAGGTAAAAAACAATGCAAAATTTATTTACAAATAAAACAATAGCAGTTGGTCTAGAGCCTGAGTGTGTAGGTGTATCACCAAATCAAATGAATGCTTATAACACTAGATCAAATCTTATTAATGGTCTTTCATATAAAAGCGATCCTAGTGTTGGAACAGAAGCTGATTTACCTGTATTGGCTGATTGTCAATTTACAAGAGATTATATGGATAGAGTTTATTCACAAATTCAAAGCCAAGGTGGTAGGGTTAATGTTAAATGTTCTACACATATTCATTTATCCACCATGCCAATTAAAGCAGGTTTAACAAATGAAGAATTTTCTAGACGTTCTACAGAGATGAGACAAGCTGATAGAAATTACTTATTAGATCAAAATAAACTTAATCAATTATTTGATACTAATACTTCATCTAGAATACCATTAGAAGTTATGAAAGATATTTTATACAGAGTATCAAAGCATATAGATTTCTTTCATTCCTGCTTTGCTAAATCTAGAAGAGATGATGGTGGCTTTTGTAGAGCAGCTAATAGACCAAATGGTTATTGGTCTAGGAAACCTGCTAGTGTTACTCAAATTCTAAATGCTAGAGTTACACAACATGATTTAGAACGTGTTCAAAATCATACAAATGGTACAAGAAAATATAGTGCTGTAAATCTACAACACTATAACACAAAAAAGACTGTAGAATTTCGTTCACATGGTGGAACATTAGAAACCAATAAAATATTCACTTGTGTTAACTTTTTACAGAATATGGTTAATCATAGCCTACAAACTCGATTTAAAGCCCATACAGTACAAGAAGAGCTTACAAGCCCATCATATATAGGTAGAAGCTCTAATACTGTTAAATCACGTTTATGGTCTTTCTGTAGAGTAGCAGGTGGTCGTTCAGTACAAGAAATTATGGAACATTGTAATATCAATAATGCTCAATCAGTAAGAAGAACAATAAGTGAGATTAGAGCTGAAGAAAGATATGAGCCATTTATAGTAACACATAATCAGCAGGAATATGGTGTTAGATATGGTACATCAAATGCTTATTCTAATAATGGTTATGAGGTTCTAACATCTGCAAATATTCAGAGACCATCTAACAATATTGAATTTATTTCTAACAATGAAGAACGTGGTTCAAGTGAATTAATTGCAGGTTTGGATAGTCAAACTCTTGCAGATCTAAATGAAAGAATTGCTTCATTTAGATAATTCTAAAATAAAAAAATCTAAAATATCCTAGTTAATTGCTAGGATATTTTTTTTGTCTAAGTTATTGATTTTATTATATAAAATCGGGGGACTATACCATAGTCCACACCAAAAAATATATATTTCTGCAAAAAAATCTTTACACCAACTTCACCTCAAACGACCCCCTTGTTTTTGAAACACGACCCCAAAAAAATTTTTAACAAAAAAATCTTGCACTTTTGTGCAATCAATACTATATTTAGTATGAAATGAGGTAAAAATGACAACATATAGGTTACGACTCTCTACAACGAGGGAGTTCAAGGTCAAAAGTACCGATCATTTACTGCAAGAGATAGCATCTGTGTTGATGTGTCGTGGTTTGGAGATGTCTTCACTGTTGAAAAACATAGCCAACGTGTGTTGTGACTGGAATGGAGAAGCATATCGTTACAGTAACAAAGACGAATTGATTGCAGACATGATAAAAAACAAAGTTTTGGTTAACATGAACGAAAGGAAAGCCAATGAAACGAACTGATTATGGGTATGCAGACCTGACAAAGAAGGAAGTTTACGATTTTCGTAAAGCTTTGAACCTGAGTCAGGCAAAATTATCCAAAAAATTAGGATTAAGTCTAAGAACGTGGTGTCACTACGAGTATGGCACACAAAGAATGCCAGTATCTGTGCATATGGCACTACAACATTTGCAAAATGGAGGTGGTGAAGCAGAAAAAGTGCATGAAAATGTAAAAAAACACAAAGAACCACTAACAAAGTACGACATGGATAGAATTTCTAGGCTACGAAAGTCCATGAAAGACGTTTTGACATCCGTTACGACAAGTTTAGAGCCTGTACCAGCTAAGATTATAGCTCAAAGTGAGAAAGAGATGGGCTTCCTGTTGTCAAAAATAAATAATTGATATAATATCTCTACAGAAACTAGTTTTTTGTGGAGAGATACATGGCAAACGGACCTCTTGGGGGATTTATGCCGACCCCACCATCACCAGGTCAACCACCACAGGTGAAATTAGAGACATCTGCTGAAAGTAGGGGTGCTTTCAATAAATTTTTAGGTACTTTGCCGAGTAATGGAGCCGTGGCTCCGATTCAGACAGGAGTTGTTCAATCCTCCACAGCTCCTGTCTCCCCTATGACAGATAACGTCAACATATTTCAACCACAGATGTCACAGATGACGGCTATGCCGATGTTGCCACCTGCAAAGCCAGTGCAAAACTTCTTTTTTGGTGGAGGTGTTGATGATTTTAGTGATTTTGGTGGTTTTGATAATCCTTCTGATCCTTTTGGTGGTAGTGGTGATACATCAATAGATGATGTTGGTTCGGAAGAAGATCCTGGTAGCAGTGACGATAATCAGCAGTCGATTGTTGGAGATGATCCTATT